GCCATGACCGCGACGGAAGACTTCACGGCCACGGCCCAAGGCTCGAAGCTGCGGCTCGCGGTGATGGAGAACGGCACCGTGACGCGCACGGACCGCGTGATCGTCACGGGCGCCGGCGTCGAAGTCGGCGGGCCCACGTTGACGGTGGCGAACGTCGCCGCGAACAGCTGTGGCACCACGACGGCGACCATCACGGGCAACGCGAACGCCGGCCAGGTGGTTGTCGGCGCCACGAGCGGGACACAGTGCCGGATCGCCATTCCTCAAGCGGTCGATAATCGCTGGCACGTGATGTGTTCGAATGAAACGACCGCCAACCTCTGTCGGGGCAAGTTCGTAGACACCACGCACTTCGACCTGCTCGGCACCTTTGTGGCCGGCGACACCCTCTCGTACATCGCGCTCGGGCGGTAGCTTGTGAATGTCCTCGCGCTCTGCCTCGCGCTGCTCATGAGCCTGCCGGTTCTCTCGAAGAAAGAATCGAAGCACATCCGATGGGCGACGCCGCAGCAGCCGCTCGCCTTCAACTACGGCCCGTACCCGATGCTTATGTCGGGTGGATGGGGCGCCGGCAAGACGTGGCTCGGCTGCATGAAGGGCCTGGCGCTCAGCGAGGAATACCCGCACAACCGCGGGCTCGTGATGCGCCACATCGGGCGCGACCTGCGCGATACCACGATGACCACGTGGTACAAGGTCTGCCCGGGCGATCTTTACAACCAACGCAAGGGCGGCCGCCGCAACGATCAGAACGGGTACCTGCGGCTGTGGAAGTCCGGCAGCGAGGTGATCTTCCGCCACCTCGATGATCCGGAGACCGCGACGTTCATCAAAGGGTTCGAGGGCAACTGGTTTCTGTGGGACCAAGCCGAAGAGAACCCGGAGAAGGGCGAGGAACTGTTCGACATGCTCTGCGCGCGGATGGGCCGATGGGATCAGGCCGAAGTGCCGCCGCGCGTGCTCGAGTGGTGGCGGAAGAAGACCAACGGCGAAGAGTGGCCGTATCTGCACCCCGAGAGCGGCCGGCCGGTGCCGCCGCCGTTCCAGATCCTCACGTGCAACCCCGACGTAGAAACGCACTGGCTGTACCGGCGCTTTCATCCGGAGAGCGAGGACCACGAAGCCTACCGCCTGCAGGGCTATCGGATGTTCGATATGCCGTCGTTCGACAACCAATTCCTGCCGGAGGCCAACAAGCGGTTCCTCGTCGCGCAGGACGAGGCGTTCAAACGGCGCAACGTGTACGGCCTATGGGGACAGCCCGAGGGCGCCATCCACGTGGTGCACCCGAGCTCGGTGCTCGAGGGCACGCCGCGGCTGATCGAGTGGCTCCGCCGGAACTGCACGCTGTTCCGGACGCTCGACCACGGTGAGTCGGCGCCCACGTGCTGCGTGTGGTGGGCGGTCGATCGCAACGGGAACGTGTTCGCATGGATGGAGTACTACATGCCGAACAAGACCATCGTGACGCACCGGAAGAACATCGCCGGGCTCAGCTTCGGCGACAGCTACGACGCGAACTACGCGGACCCGTCGATTTTCGACATGATGCCGGTGAAGCAGGGCGGCCGCTTCAACGTGGCGTCCGAGTACTCCGACGCGAGCGGGGTGTATCAGGGCGTGATGCCGATTCACTGGATCGCGGCCGACAACAACGAGCTCGGTACGCGGAACCGGATCAACGAGTACCTGCGCTACGACGAGGACCGCATCCACCCGATCAGTGGTCAACCCGGGAGCGCGCGGCTGTTCTTCGTCAAGAGTTCCGACGCCTGGCCGCAGGGGATTCGGCACGCGCTGAAGCAAACGCGCAACCAGCGGCGGCTCAAGATCGGCACCGAGCTCGGGCATCCCATCTTCAGCGACGAGCGCGACGCGGAGATTACCGATCACGCGTACGACCCGGTGCGCTACATGATTGCGAGCCGCCCGCCGGCGCCGGCGGCGTACGACCCGGCCATCATCGGGACGTTCAGCGGCGCGCGGAAGATCCTCGGCAAGCTGGCGCGCATCTCGAGGATACGGTGAACTTCAAGGACGCGCAGCGATTCGTCAAGGACTTCGGCAGCCGGCCGTTCCAGTACGACCCGGTGACGATCGTGACGAGTTACGCCGAGAAGGTGCAGACCGCGGCAGCCAGGCTCCGTGGCCAGCGAACGAAGGTCAGCGCCGAAACGCAGAAGGTGATCGACAACGCGCTCGAGGTGCTGGACGAGCTCCACACGCACCTTGGCACGTACCTGACCAATCGGAGGACATGATGGACCTCGAGCCGATGCCGTTGACGGAGCGGGCCCGCGAGCTCGCGCTCACCACGGTGGCCGTCGTCGCCGCGGTGGTGCTCGTGCTCTTGCTGCCGTTCGCGGCGGTCATGTACTCGCGTTACCAGTACCGCACCTGCATCGAAGAGGTGCACAGCCTGCGGTACTGCATCGCCGAACATCCGTGGGGCTTCGCGCTGTCGCCAGGGGAGACGCCGAAGTGATCGAAGTGTGGGACACGCCGAGCGGCGAGCTCATGATGCGGTGGAGCTCGAGTATCGAGTTCGTCGCCGGGCTCTGGTTCCAGCGCGGCCGCCGCGGCGAGGCGGAGCAGCTGCTGCGGCGATGGGGCTGGCGCCGGCTCTATCAGGACCCGAGCCGCGACGGGTACTTCTATGCGCGGTGGTGGCTCGCGTGGTGGCTCGGCCCGCTGCTCGCGCTCCGCGACAGGACGGCGATCGGGTGGGGACTCCACTGTTACGAAATGGGCTGGATCAAAAACGGCGACCTGATTCCGTGGCCGCGATGGCTGCGATGGAGACCACAATGAGCGAAACCGTCCTCGGCGCTCTCAACGCGCGTTACCCGGAGTATCAGTGTCACAAGCGCGTGCGCGCGGCGCGGATCGTCAAGGTGGAGAACACCCGCGCGGACCTCTGGTACCTGCACCTCGAGGCGCCCTGGCCCGTGGTGGCGGTGACGGCGCAGTGGGTGGAAGCGAAGCACGCGGAGGCCGGCGGTTACCTCGTGGTCTACGATGACGGCTACACCTCGTACTCGCCGGCGAAGGCGTTTGAAGAGGGCTACACACGGATCTTGTGAAAGGGGCGCGGCAACCCAATGACGAAGGACGAACGGAAATTGATCGCGGCGGACCTGCTCGGGCTGATCTTCAAGCTCCGACCGGTGGACACTGACTCCACGCACCTGCAGCCTGGCGAAGAGGACGACGAGACGTACCACGCTTTCAACGGGAATGCGTGGGTGATGGAGATCCTCGAGCAGGGCATTTCGCGTGCCATCGCGGCGTCGATCGGGCCCGACGCGGACCCCGACGACATGCTCGAGGCACATCGCTTAGCGGTCCGGGAAGCCATCATGAAAGCGCAAGCGGAGTTCCGGCGCGCTCGGTTCGTGGCCGGCGGCCGGCAGCAGCCGCAGTTCCCCGGGCAGCAACGAGGGCCGTTCTGATGGGTGTCAACACGCCGAAGCGCCGCGGCGAAGGGAAGCGCGAGCTCCGCGACGTGCTCCGAGACCTGCGCTCGATGCTCGGACACGCCGGCAAGCGAGACCGGGAGATCATCCTCGAGGCGATCGAAGGGCTGCAGGACCTCGCGCAGCGTCTACACGACGCGCTGGCGAAGACCACGACACGGGCAGCAGAGACAGGGTACGGCACGACGCGACACCTCGCCGAACAAGGCAAAGCTTTGGACCGACTGATACGCGCGGCAGAAAACGAGACACATGGCGAAGAAGAGACCGACGCGACCGGCAAGCCGTAAAGCGGCCGGTCCGCCCCTGCAGGACGATCCGCACACCGCGCTGATGGCCGCCGGCCCGGGCGACCACATCACCACGGGACGCCCGACGCGCGCCCGCACGATGGCGCGGCCCGGCAAGCCGAAGATCGAGCGCCGCCCGAATCGCACCGACAGCAACAAGATGTGGGAAGGCCGCCTCGTGCGGTCGAACAAAATCTACGACCGGTGGGAGCAGCGGTACGAGTGCGAGCGCCTCGATGACTACTACGAGGGCAAGCAGTGGAAGGGGCTGAGCGAGGACGAAGCCCGGCAGAAGTACGTGATCAACATGGTGTTCGCCACCGTGGAGACGCAGCTGCCGACGCTGATGTTCTCGAAGCCGAAGGTGAAGGCGGAGGCGCGGCCGGACCATCAAGAGACCGCACAGAGCCAGGCCGGCGACCGCGCGACGCTGATCGAGCAGGCGATCCAGACGTTCATTGACGATCCGGCGGTCCACTTCAATTTCGAGACGACGCTCGCGCTCCGCGACGCCTACTCACGCTTCGCCATCGTGGAGACCGGGTACTCCGCCGACTGGATCGACAACCCGAACGTCGGCAAGCCGGTCCTCGATGACGAGAACAAGCCGCAGCTGGACCCCGACAACCAGAAGCGCGTACTCGTGGAGGGCAAGTACAAGCTGAAGGAGGGCACGAAGGAGTCGCTCTATATCAAGCGCCTCGACCCGGGCCACTTCCGCGCGAGCCCGGGCCACAACAACCTGCACATGAACGATTGGGTGGCCCACTACGATTGGGTGCCGATCGAGGACGTGCGGAACAACCCGACGTACGGGACCAAAGCCCGCGGCCTGCAGTCCACCGGTTCGCTCTCGCCGAACGACGAGGACGCCGATCACGAAAGCAGCGAGTTCGATGAATCCGGGCTGCGGCAGCGCGCCGGCATGGTCAAGCTCTGGATGATCTACGACCTGCGGGCGAAGGTGAAGCACGTGTATGCCGAGGGGCACACCACGCTACTGCTCGAGGACGAGCCGTTCACGGTGCTGCCGTTCTCGGTGCTGAAGTTCTTCGAGCGCCGGAACGCCTTCTATCCGCTGCCACCGATCTACAACTGGCTCGGCCCGCAGGACGAAATCAACGAAACGCGCGAAATGCAGAAGGTGCACCGCCGGCGGGCGCTGCGGCGCTACCTCTACGAGGGCGAGATGGACCCGAAGGAGCTCGAGAAGCTCGAGACCGGGCCCGACATGACGGCCATCAAAGTGCCGCGCGTGAATCCGCCCACGATGATGCCGTTGCAGGACGCGCCGCTACATCCGAGCACGAGCGGCGAGGAACTGGCGATCTCACAAAACGACATGAACATCATCGCCGGCGTCACCGGGGAGCAGCGCGGTTCGCCGAGCTCGCCGACCGCGACGCAGGCGAACATCGTGAACGCCCGCAGCCAGGTGCGCGAGTCGCACGCCCGCAACATGGTGGCGCTGTGGCTCTCGGATATCGCCCGCGTGATGCTGCTGACGATGCGCGAGCAGATGACGAACGAGTTCATGGTCAAGCGGTCCGTGGACCCGTTCGCGGCGCCGAAGGACCCGAAGCAGCTGGCCACGAAGGCGCAGCTGTGGCAGGAGATTAGCGCCGAGGAAATTGACGAGCTCGACGTAGACCTCTCGATCGATGTGTCGTCGCTGTCGCCGGTGGCGGAGGAAGCGCAACGCAATCAGTGGATGGTGGTGTTGCAGCTACTCACGAACGCGCCGCTCGCCTCGCTGCTGTTCACCCCGCGGCCAGAGGCGCCGGACGATCCGAGCCCGCTGCTCCGGAAGACGCTGAACCTGAATGGCATCACGAGCGAGCAGGAAGTCCGCGAAATCTGGCGTGTCGGACGCGAGGTGATGAACCAAGCGGCGGAGGCGGCGAAGTCGGCGGCGGCGATTGCGAAGACGCCGGACCCGCTGAAGCTCTCCCTCGCCATCAAAGCCGAGGACCTGGCGATGTTCCCGATGGCCAAGGCCGCCGTAGAGCAGTATCTGATCGCCTCGATGACGATGGATCACGCACTGCACGCGGCGACGGTGGCCACGGCGATGCCGGCGATGGCCGCGGGTGCGGGCGGCGGCGGGTTGTCACTGCCAGGCGCCGCAGGGGGCACGCCGGCAGGCGTTCCTGCAGGAATGGGAGGATGAGTGTGCCGGCAGTTGGTCCGTTCGCGTCGGTGATGCTGAGCCCGCTGGCGGCCGCGGTCGCTGAAAAGCGCACCCTCACCGCCGATGAGGCGGCGTACGTCGATCGGTTCCGCGAGCCGTACGTGTGTGCGTCCACTACGTCCTGCGTGCCGTTCGCGCGGCTGCTCGGCTTCGCTGAACCGACGCGGGTGCGGTGCGCGTACTGCGGCCGGCATCAGCAACCGCACCCGGACGGCGGCTGTCACAGCTGCGGCGCGCCCCTACCGTGATGGCCAACGTCCGTCTCGTCACCGGGGCACGGTCGGAGCTCTACGCGGGCGTCGCGCACGTGGAGAAGCGCCTCGGCCTGATCGTGCTGACGTTTTACGCCGGCGACCGGGTGACGGTGCCGTGCAAGGGCCGAGTCGAGATCGATCACGAAGGAGCCGATCCGTAGATGCGCGTCTCGTTCATTCACTCCGGCGGCGAAGGATGGGCGTCGTACCGGTACCGGTGCCGGCGGCCGGCGGAGGCGATCGGCGCCTCGGTCAACGATCCGTCGGCTGACGTGCTCGTGTTCCTGAAGCCGGTGCAGGGCGACGTGGAGAAGGCGCTCGAGGGCAAAGCCCGCGGCGCCCGCATCGTCTTCGACGTGTGCGACGATCACTTCGGCCACATCCAGTACCGGGAGATGGCGAAGGTCGCCGAGCTCGTGACGTGCCCCACGCGCTCGATGGCGGCGCACCTGCGGCAGCTTGGGCTCACGCAACCGATCGCCGTGGTGCCGGACCCCTACGAGTTCGAAGAGAAACAGCCGCAGCCGATGCCGGCGGTGGAGCGGCCGCGTCTGCTGTGGTTCGGTCATGCGCTGAACCTCGGGAGCCTCGTGCACTGGATGCCGGCGCTCAGCGAGTATCCGCTCGAGATCGTCTCGAACCTGCGGCCGCCGGGCCTGAACGGCTACACCTTCACGAAGTGGTCGCTCGAGAACCTGCGCGCCGCATTCTGGCGATCGGATATCGTGCTCATGCCGGTGACCGAGCCGTGGAAGAGTCCGAACCGCACCGTGGAGGCCCTGCGCCAGGGCAAGCCGGTGGTGGCGTCGCCGAGCCCATCGGTGCATGACATTCCCGGCGTGTACCTCGGGAACATGGTGTTGGGCGTGAAGGTGCTCGCCGGCGAAGGGCTGCTCACGGTGGATCGGGTGCTCGCCGGCCAGAACTGGATTCGGGACCGGTATTCGATTGAGGCGTGCGCCGCGGCGTGGCGCGCGGCATTACAGGTGTAAGGAGCGGACAATGGCAGCAGGCGAACGCGGCACCCTGCTCGAGCTCGACTTCGGCGACACGGAGCTCGTGGTGCAGCAACATCCCGACGGCAAGTTCACGTTCACGATCCCGGAACCCTTTCTCTTGCTCGAGCGGAACGACTTCGAGCGCGTCGTCCGCGGGTTCATTGGCCTGGCGCGGTTCCTCGTCGTGCCGACGGAGCGGCCGAAGGACCTCAGCGTCGTGGAAGGGCTGATCCGGGACCTCGCCACCGAGCTCACGTTCGAACATCTGCGGCAACAGAGCGAGACGCCCACACCGGTCAAGCCCGTGCGGCACTCGAAGCTAAAGGCCCGCCGCGGCTGCGATCATGAGTTCGCCGACTCGCAGTGTTGTGTCAAATGCGGTTGGAATCCCAACGGGGATACGGCCGCCATTGTGGAAGGAGCGCCCCGTGTCCCGACGAAAATCGACCCCGAAGCGAAAGAAGGCACCACCACCCCGCCACTTCGTCGCCGCGTTCGACCAACTTCAACGCGAGCGACGGGCGCAGATCACGCAAGCGGAGCGGGAAAAGAACCTCGTACACCTCAGCGGCCACGTGCTCCCGCGCCTCGAGGAACTGGAACGCCGGGTGACGAACCTCGAGCAGCGGCCGAACCACGCGCTCGAGGACATCAAGCTGTCGCTGCGGCACCTGATGAAACGGCTGGACACGCCGGAGTGAGCGATGCACCAACCACGATTCACGCTGAAGACGCCAAGCTGGATGGGGTGGGAGCACTGCGAAACCGAAGCCGTCGAAGGGCTCAGACAATGGCGCGAGCAGGAGACGCAGCGCCTGGCGGCCACGGGCCGGACGCCGAACAGCCGGCTCCGTCGAGCGTTCCGGCACCTGAACCGGCGGATCAATCACCTGCAGGACGCGCGGGAGCGCCGGCTCGCGTACGAAGCGAAGATGCAGCCGCTGTACGACCGGGTGGCGGCCGCCGTCGAAGCGATGGATCGCGCGTGGGCCCGAACGCCCGAAGCGCGGGAGCTCGAGGCCAATGAGCGAATCGCCGAAGCCTACGGTTTCTGAACCACCCTATCCGGGCCACGACTCCGAGCAGGTGCTCGAGGTCTACACCGAAGTGACACCGCTCGAGCTCCGGGCGCTGCTCAAGGAGCATCCGCGAGCGCGCGTGGCGATCGTCCCGAATGCGAGCGAAGCGAAGGCCGATCAGTTTCTCCGTGATTGGTTGACCACTCACGGCTACGACCCGATCCCGTTCGTCGGTCAGAACGGCGGGCTGCTGTTCAAGGGTGTCGAGGTCCTGCCGGCGTGGCCGCCGATGGGCGCGCTCCTGATGGATGCGCCGTGGGTGCCACACCCGCCGCTCTGTCCGCGGTGCGAGACGCCCGGCACGCGCGAGAACGATCACGTGGTCCTCGAGTACGAGTGGTGGTGTAAGCGGTGCGAGCAGACGTTCGCGCTCTGCCCGAAATGCAACACCCCGTACACCGCGCCCATGTCGCCGCTCTGCCGGGACTTCCACCAAGCGCCGCAGGCGTACCACGTGTTCACGGCGTACTTCGATATCGGGCTCGGCGTCGAGATCACGAGCCTCGCGCAGCGCAAGCGCATCATGAAAGAAAACCACATGGACTACCGGGACAAGATGAAGCCCGGCGAGGTCAGCGCCAGAGAGGACCGGTCGAGGGAACGACGGAAGCGGATGGAGGCCGGCCACGAGCCCGGCGCCACACCGAAAACGAGCTCGAGAGCATTCAGCCGATGAGAAAAACCGAAGCAATCCACGTGCGGCAGGCATTTCTTCGTGGCAAGCGCGCGGCGCGCCAGGCGATCGTGCGATGGGTGACGCGGCAGCGCAAAGTGTCTCCGGACCCGGAGAACGTCTTCGGGCTGCTGCTCGAGTCGATGAAGCGCCCGGGCCCGCACGCACTGCTCGAGCGGCACCGCGCGAAGCGAGACGGCGACGTAGACACGTTCACAGAGCGTCGGCCGTTGGTGGTCCGCGATCGGCGGCGCCGCGGATGAACGCCGACACCCCGATGGGCGTACATTGCGTGCACGTGCAGTGTCCGCGCTGTCACGGTCCACTGGACCTGTCCGTCGGCGGCCGCCACTTCGAGACGTGGGACGCCGTGCGCGAGGGCCGCGTGGTGACGTGCATTGGCTGCGGGCTGCAGTACTTTGCGCAGCCGATCATCGATCCCGGATACGACCGCAAGCGCCTCGAGCGCCTTGAACAGCGCCTGGCGGATCGGACCTCACCGTGAAGACGCTCGAGGGCCAGCGATATCGACTCTTCCCGAAGG